GTCCAGATGATTTATTTGTTGAAGACGAAAAAGATGATTCAAAGAAGATGGACGTTACTGATGCTGATAAAAAATTAGATACACCTGCTTATAAAAGAATGAAAGATGGTGACCCACGTTACAATGATAAAACTACTAAAGAAGACGTTCAAGTAGAAGGTGCAGTTAAAAGAGCATTAGAAGATGATGCTGAAAGCATGAGCAGAGAAGAGTTTATTGAAAAGCATGGCGATGCAGAATTCTTTGACGAATATAATGGTGTTGAAGATGAAGGCATGAATATGGACAGTGATTTTGAAAATCATTTAAATGATGTTATAGCAAACTCAAAACATGAGCAAGGTCCAACTTCAGAAGTTTCAGACATGGGTATGAACAAATACGGACTTGCGGCAAAACACACAGGCGGTAAGTTTATTTCTTACAAAGACGGTAAAGAAACAGGTACTTTTGATTCTATCGAAGAACTTGAAAAGCATCAAAAAGAATTAATTAAAGACGAGTCAGTACAGTTTGAAGGCAATGCATTTGCACAAGCAGTACAAAAAGCAAAAGCGGCTGGTATGAAAAAAGGTGATAAGTTCAAAACACCAGACGGTGAAGAACATACACTTGAAGATGCTATTGCAATGGCAGGACTTAGATTAGAAGATTTTTGGTCAGCAGATGAACTGATGGCCGAGAAAGAACCCGAAGGCGACATGGACGACATGGGCGGTGACGCTGATGATGACGACACTATGGATGTTAAGATTGGACCTGATGGTTCAATTAGCAAAGCAGACGGGGACGCAGAAGAAAAAGGTGAGAAGAAAGAACTTGAATTAGACGAATTCATTAAAGGACATTTTGATTATACAACTAACGCTTTTCCAAAAGGTGAAACAGCAGTTCTTACATCATGTGAGAAAAAGTACGGAGAGCAATCACTTGCACCGGCGGCAATGATCATGAAAGGATTAGTTACTAATCAGGATCCAGAGATGGAAAGAATTAAACATTTAGCAGGTTTGGACGGCTAAGTCACTTTTTTGACAAAGTTTCACTTGACTTTATAAGTAAGTTTGTGTATTATAGTAACTGTACTGCACAATCAAGGCAATACAACTTAAAACAGCCAAAGGCATATATAGGAGGCAACAATGGCAACATTAGCAGAAATAAGAGCTAAACTTAAAGAGCAAGAATCACGCACAAGCGGTGGTTCAAAAAGCGGCGGCGACAACGCAATTTACCCATTTTGGAATTTAAAGGAAGGCGAACAATCTACTGTACGTTTTCTTCCAGATATGGATGACACAAACACTTTCTTTTGGAAAGAACGTTTGATGATCAAACTACCTTTCGCAGGTATCAAAGGCGAAACAGACTCACGTCCAGTACAAGTACAAATTCCATGTATGGAAATGTACGGCGAGTCATGTGCAATCTTAAACGAAGTTCGAGGTTGGTTTAAAGATCCTACTTTAGAAGATATGGGTCGTAAGTATTGGAAAAAGCGTTCATACGTATTCCAAGGCTTTGTAACCGAAAACGGACTAACAGAAGATGGTACTCCTGAAAATCCAATCAGACGTTTTATTATTGGTCCACAGATTTTTCAACTTATTAAAAGTGCGTTGATGGATCCAGATATGGAAGAACTTCCAACTGATTACACAGCAGGTGTAGACTTTAGAATTATCAAAACTTCTAAAGGTGGTTATGCAGACTATTCAACATCAAATTGGGCACGTAGAGATCGTCCATTGACTGATATTGAAACTGCGGCAGTTGAGAAGAATGGCTTGTACAACTTGTCAGACTTTTTACCTAAGAAGCCTTCAGAGGTTGAGGTTAAAGTAATGCAAGAAATGTTCCAAGCATCTGTAGATGGTGAAGCATATGATGCAGAAAAGTTTGGTCAGTATTTCCGTCCAGCGGGAATGCAGGCAAGAACAGGTGATCCGACTAAGGCGGCAAGTGCAAGTGCAACTGCTGTAAGTCAGAGTGCACCAACTGCACCAGTAGCGGCTCCAGAAGCGGCTCCAGAAGCGGCACCAGTAGCAACTGCTCCAGTAGTAGAAGCAACTGCGGCGGCACCAGCGGCTGAACCAGCAAAAGACAATAGTGCGGAAGACATTTTAGCAATGATCCGTTCACGTCAAAACTAATACGGCTTTATAGTGAGGGGTCCTTGTGGCCCTTCACAATAATCTGAATAAGGAGATACTATGGCTAATAAAGCATTTGACGTTTCCAAGTTTCGTAAAAACTTGACTAAATCGATCACAGGCATGAGTAGTGGTTTTAATGACCCTACGGATTGGATTAGTACAGGAAACTATGCCCTTAACTATCTTATTAGTGGAGACTTTCATAAAGGCGTTCCATTAGGTAAGGTAACTGTATTTGCAGGAGAATCAGGAGCAGGTAAATCATATATCTGTGCAGGTAACATTGTAAAGGCGGCACAAGATCAAGGTATCTTTGTTGTACTAATTGACAGTGAGAACGCACTTGATGAAACTTGGTTACAAGCACTTGATGTAGATACCAGCGAAGATAAACTACTTAAACTTAACATGAGTATGATCGATGACGTTGCTAAAACTATTAGTACGTTTATGATTGACTATAAAGCAATGGAAGACGCAGAACGTCCTAAAGTAATGTTTGTAGTTGACAGTTTAGGTATGTTACTAACACCAACAGATGTTGATCAGTTTAACAAAGGTGATATGAAAGGTGATATGGGTCGTAAGCCTAAAGCACTTACATCACTTGTACGTAATACTGTTAACATGATTGGTTCGCACAATGTAGGACTTGTATGTACTAACCACACATACGCATCGCAAGATATGTTTGATCCTGATGATAAGATATCAGGTGGACAAGGATTTATCTATGCATCTTCAATTGTAGTTGCAATGAAAAAATTGAAACTGAAAGAAGACGCAGACGGTAATAAAATTAGCGAAGTACGTGGTATTAGAGCAGGTTGTAAAGTAATGAAAACTCGTTATGCAAAACCGTTCGAAGGTGTACAAGTTAAAATCCCATACGAAACAGGTATGAACCCATATAGTGGTCTTGTTGATTTGTTTGAGAAAAAGAACATGCTAAAGAAAGACGGTAATAGACTTAGATTCGATTCTAAAAACGGAGAAGAAGTTAAGGAATATCGTAAGGCATGGGAAGCAGGCGGTCCATTACTTGACAGAGTCATGATGGAGTTCAGTGAAGTATCCGATGAGGTAATTACAACTGAAGAGGAAGAAATTCCAGAAGCAACCGAAACAGTCACAGAGGAATAAATTATATGAGTATGGATAGTTCACAAATCGTAGACACCTGGAATCTTTTTAAAGAGCATACAGATAAAAAACAAGTAGAAACATTAGCCGAAAGGTTTGTTGATTTACTTGCTGATTATGGTGTAGGTGATGACCAATTAAAAGAATCTTTAGGTACTGATGATCATCTTGATGCGGCAATTAATTATTATCTTGATATTGATGATGAGTTGACTGCGGACGATGACGATTGGGATTAAACATGTGGTATAGCCAAATATCAAAAGATATTAGTAAAATACCTGAGGCGTTAGATTATTATAACGATCAGTTATTACAGGCAAAAAAAGAGATCCGTATTTTCGGAAGTCTTGAGAAGGCCGCGGCAGAGATGCCCGGCCTTGTCGAACAACGTTTCAATCAGTTACAAGAACTTGAAGCAATTTTAGAATATCTTAATATAGAACTACGCAGATTACGTAGCACATTTTTTAAGAAGTATCTTGAAAATTATCAACGATCATTAAGCAGTAGGGACTGTGAAAAGTATGTTGACGGTGAAGCAGACGTAGTTGATATGGAAAAGATTATTAACGAATTTGCATTAATGCGTAACAAATGGTTAGGCATTACTAAAGGCTTAGACCAGAAGCAATGGCAAATTACTAATATTGTTAAGTTAAGAGTGGCTGGTATGGAAGATGCAACAATTTAAACCCAAGTTTCAAATTCCAAAAAGATCACTTGAATTACGCGGACAATTATTTCCATACCTTATTGATAACTTTGATACAACAGTTATTGAATCAAAAGATCAAATCGAACAAGATAGAATTTTAACATTTAGTCACCCATTTTGCGATTGGGTATTTGATGCATTACAACATAACAAAGAATTAAATTTCTTCCATTTAGATAACGGATACATAGGCAATTGGAATTACAAACGCCCTATGTATTATCGTATTAGTTATAATTCCCTACAAAATACTAAACCAAGAACTGTTAAAAACAGTAGAATACACACACTTGAATTAGACGATCGTTATCAAGATTGGAATGACAAAGGTAAGTACAACCTATTAGTGATGCCACGTAACACTAATATCTTTAAATACTTAGGACAAGATTACAACGAATGGCGTGAACAAACTATTGCACATTATCAAAGTTTAGATGTGCCATTAGTAATAAGAGAAAAGGAAGGTAAACGTAGACACAGGTTTGCTGAAATAATACCTATGATGAATAATGCTAAAAAGGTTATTACATATCATAGTATGGCAGTTGTTGAAGCATTGTGTTTAGGTAAACCAATTGAAGTGTTAGGACAAAGTGCAGTTGAACATTGGCAAGGACAGTTTGGGTTTGATAGAACTCCTATGCTTGAACATATTGCACACAGTCAGTTTAGTAGAGAAGAATACGAAAACGGCACTGCATGGGAAGAAACATTTAAGTATCAGGTAGCAAATGGATTATAAAGCAAAGATTATATGTTTACAGGACAACGCTCACAGTGTACAAATGGCCGCTGAGTGTGTTGCACAAGCAAACAAGTTTGGAATTAAAGTACAACAGTTTAATGCTGTCAACGGCAATGACTACAATATTGCTTGTGCAAAATACGGTATTACATCTATAAGCAAAGTTAAAAAAGGACGTTTAGGAGTACTTGGTTGCTTTCTAAGTCATTACGGACTATGGAAAGAATGTGTTGAAAGTAATACACCATATCTTATTCTTGAACACGACGGATACTTTATTAGACCGTTACCAGAAGATATACTTACAAAATTTAAGCACGTATGTAAATTAGATCAGTATGATCCTTACAGTGGTGCATATAATACCGTAGTCGAGCAAAGTATGAAAGAAGACGTTGTAGTAGGACCATATCATAACATACATGCAAAAGGTAAACGTACTCTAAAGTATGTAGGTAATTATTTTAGAGGTGCTTGGAGTTACATTATCAAACCAGAAGCCGCACAAAAATTGTTAGACTTTGTTGCTGAACACGGTTATGTTGTAGCGGCTGATCAACAAATTGGGTCTAAGTTATTAGAACTATCATCAACAAATGTACCAGTGGCACGATTACACCCATTTTACTCTATTGGTATTAACATAAACTCAGAAAGTTTAACACAGCATTTAGGAGCAAAGAGTGAGCAAGAAAAATAAAAACTTAATAAAAAGAGATAACTGGTTCAATGACTATCACGAAATACCACAGTTAGGTATTAAAGGTAAACGTGATCTTAACAGTAGAATCGCTCACTATAATCAAGATGATTTCAAAAATTCTACAGTAGTTGACTTAGGTTGTAACATGGGTCAAATGACTTTTCAAGCACAGGCATGGGGAGCAAAACATGTTATGGGTATTGAGTATGATTCAACTGCCGTACTAAATGCAAATCAAATTAAGGATCAATTAAACATTGACAATGTTACGTTTGTTGTAGATGACTTAGACAGTAACTTCCTTTGGACAAGCATGGACAACTTTGATGTTGTTATGTTTCTTGCAGTTATAGATACTATTGAACTTGAAAATAGATACGGAATTTTAAGTAAAGCATGTCGTAAAACTAATAAAGTTATGTACTTTGAAGGTCACGGCAAACAAACATATAACAAGTATATGCAGAATCTTGTTGAATATACAGACTTTACAGAAATCAAATACATGGGTAATACACCTGTAAGCAGACCTTTCTTTAGATGTACAAGAGAGAAAATGACAAGCGAACAAGCAGTACAAGCCATTGCTAACAGCCCCTACGATAAGATTGCAGTAGTAGGCAAATCACTTGCAGGAAAGACTACTATTAGGGAACAACTACAAAAACTTGATCATAAGTTTGATATTATAGACGATCTTGTGCATTGGAAGAACGGCCAAGAAGCAGGCAAAATTCAAGTGTCGGACTTAAATAATATTGACAAGTTTGTACTTTTT